TAACGCGGGCATCAGGTCATGGAACCTGATAGTAGAGCAAACGGACATTCGTCAGCACTCCCGTAAGCGTGATCGGAGCCGTGTAGGTGAACGTCATGCCATCCACAATGACCGGACCATCGAGCGTTAGCCCTGCGCCCGAGGTCGTCATCCGCACGCCACCCTGCGCGCGCACGTTAAACGTATCTGCAGCGAGACTTTCGTAATCGGCCTCCTGCGAATCGGCCCATACGAATGCGCCCTTGTGCAGGGCCTTAGCGCGTGTGCCAGCCGCAAAACTGCTCTCACCAGACGCGGTGTTGCTTTGGCCACCAGGAATCACGCTGTACAGCCCCGTTACGGTATTGGTGATGCCGCCACCGATAAAGCCATAGGTTGACGTGATGGTATTGCTATGACCTCCAGCGATAGCGGAGGCCTGCGCGATGGTGCCCTCGATCGTGTTCTCGGTACCACCGCCGATGAACGCAAAACCATCGGTCTGGCAATACAAATTAACACCCTCTTCAACACCCAGATTGGAAACATAGGCGTTCGAGATGTAATTCCACTTGCCGCCAACGACAGTGTTATATGTGCTAGGGCAAGCGATAGTCAGTGTCGTAGTGATACAACCCTCATTGTCATACAGCTCCCACGGCGCGGTTACTGTGCGCTGATGATACCCAGCGATCCAGTTCTCATATCCAGAGCCGATGAAACTATAAGCGTCTCCAATTGCGTTGTATCCGCCACCCACAATCGCGGAAAAGTCTCCAGATGCAGAGCCATTCATGTCATCCAGGAACGAGTAGGGCCAACGGTGGTCAGGTAGAGTACCTTCGAAACCTCCACTGTAGAAACCATAGCCATCACGTCCGGTGCCGATGGTATTCAACTCACCACCGAGAATGGCTTGTCCGCTACCCGGCGCCATGTAGTTATACGCACCTCCGCCAATGACGGCCTGACTGCTGCTGTCAATCCAGTTAGCGAAGCCGCCACCGATAACACTCTCGATGCCGCCGACCGCATTGCCATTGCCACCGCCAATCGTGGAGTTCTGTGCGCTCACGCTGTTCGTTGAACCGCCGCCAATCGCGCCATAGTACGCTAGCTCGAAGATGCGGTTACCTGCGCCACCCGCAACGGCGCCCCAATCGCCAACGACGTTGTTCGCCGTACCACCACTGATTGTGGCATAGTCACCCGTGATGGTATTGATCCCGAGAATCCAGTTATTGGGATCGGCCACGCGCCCGCCACCCGCAATAACGGAACCGTAGTTGCCGCTGCCGATGGCGTTACCCGTGTAGCCGCTAGTGATATTGGGGCTATTCACCGCCCCGGCCACCGTCACTCCACCAGACGTGACTTGCTGCCGGACGGTGTCACTCAGCGAATCGCGGATCACGCCCGTGCCGTACATATCCAGATCACCGCCGAGCGTGACTGCATCGAAATAGTTGCCGCCGCTCTGCGCCGTCACCATGCCGCCGCTGGCGACGATCACGATTACGGCAATCATCACCAGTGAAACGATGGTTCTACCCCACTGTCTCATTGCTCACCTCCAACCAGGTCCTGGAACTGCCCGATAATGCCAGGCCCCCACAGAATTTGCATTGCCTCGATCAGGATGTCATATTCGGCCTGTGTAATCTCCGTGGCGCGCCCCTCATGGAACAGGTTGATCATGGTGAAACATTCCATGCGGGTCTGCTCTGGAACTTGTGGGTTATTCACCTGGTACCACAATGCGTCCTGAATGATCTGCTGCACGGTCAGGTTCTGCGGACCGATACCGTTCAATTGGTCGTAGTACCGCAGCATCACCTCGGTCATGTCAATGTAGATCGTCTCCGGGTCGCCCTGGGCAATCTCTACATCCGCTGCCTGGAGTGCGGCGATAGCCAGACCGCCAGCAATGCACGCCAGCAAGAGCGTAATAACTACAACAACCTTCCATCCCGTGGTCATGCTTCTGGCTCCTCCAAAGTGGTATACTCGATGATCACGTAGCCCTGGCCTGCCGTTGCCCCGCCTTGATTCCAGGTGAAGATCACCGGCGTCTCCGCTGCCACATACAGCGGCCCCCCCGTGATCTCCGTAGCGCCAGGATAGGCCAACGAAAGGTTGTGCTGATAATTCTGAATCAACCAATCCAGGTCATCCACCTTACCAGCGGCAAATAACGCGATGATGTTCCATGGTACTTCGCGCACTACCAGGCGCTTCGTGATGACACTCCCAGCCGGGATCGTCGCTACCACGCCGCTGACAGACTCAAACGAGATTGGGATCTTCAATTCGAGATGCTGCGACGTAGAGTATCCAACGACGGTTACTTCCGTTGTGGGGCTGATTCTGAATGGCATATTTATTCCTCCTCTACTACCGGTTCCAGAGTGATAATCTCTACCACCACCGGAGGCAACCCGATGCCCGCCGCAAAATACACCGTCAACGGCGCAAACTGCCCCTGTTGGTAGAAGTGCCAGCCTGCTGGCAAGGTCATGTACGGTTCTTCAAGTGTAGCAATCACATCACTCTCGAAAGCAAAACGCACCTCTGAACTCTGGCGCGCCTTGAATTCAAAACCGAAGTTTGCGGGCAGTTCGATAGAGAATTCAGTGTTTGCAGTCTCGATCTCAAGCGTCCTGAGTACCGGAGCGACCTCACCCTGCGTTACCTGCACCACATCGCCTACCGCCACCACTTCAGCGTGGCTGCCATCCAACATGTCTCTGAACCGCCTCAGCACAGGTCCAAAACGATGCAGATAATCTCCAATCATAGTTACCTCCGCTAACCAGCCTTAACCGCTGTTATTTGTCCTTTACACCGCATCTAGCCGCTTCTCAAGCGTCCCTAGCCTCAACAAAAAACCGCCGCTAATCTTTCTGGGTCAACATCGCCCGCGAGATTTCTTCCGCGAAAATCTCGGTGATCTGCTCGCGCGTCTCGTTGACCACCTGCTTATCCGTTTGCCAGGTCCCCCAGTGCATCGAAGCCTGTTTCTCGTAACTCTGCACATACGGCGCGTATGGCGCCGTATTCCCGACCAGTCCCAGGACATCATCACTGGTCATTTTGGCTTCAGCATGCCATCTACGTCCCAACGTGCCCGTGCGTCGGTACGTGCTCTCAGGTCTGGCATCCGGATACGTAGCCATGGCCTTCCGGATGATCTTGGTCGAGGCTAACGTCGCGCGCAGTAAGGCTTTCCCTACTCGCTCGTTACCCTGCAGGAAGTTGTCCACCGCTTCAGCCAGACCCTCGATCTCAAAAGCAAATTGCACCGGCATATCAATGCCCCACTTTCGCGACCAGTGTTCGCAACCACGGGAATCGTGCCATAACAGCCCGGGTCAGCACCACCTCTGAAGTTATCCAGCACCGGCAACGCGGGTGCGCCGCCGGACGGTCGAAGCCCCCCTCGAAAGTGTCATCTAGCGCGCGTTCCTGCTGATTCAGTGGTCCGCAAATCGGGCACACCAGATCATCATTCGCCGTATTCCACACTTTGACGATGCGCAAGCCCAGGTCATCCTCAGCTTGCTTCCAGGCTGCCATATTCCCAGCCGCATACGCATTCGTTGGTTCGGTCTGCGCAATCAACTCGGCGCGCCGGGGATCATCAATCACTCCGCGAATGCGCTTCACCAGGTCGCGGTAGGTTTCGCGTGCCTCAGCCCATGCCCCCACCTCGGCGCCCACGCGCGCCTTGGTCGTGTCGTCTAGCCCCTTGATCAACTTGCCGCCGTACTGTCGCGCCCAATTCGCGGCATCCGTATTGGCCAACGTCCAGTCGAGATCGATGTTCAACGCCGCCGTAAACGCTTCCGCGCCAGCTTCGACACCCGTATCAGCCATCTGCTGCAAACTGCGGATGACCACCGGACGAATAGCTTCACCGTGGGCGTTTGAAACCGCCGCAGCCGCTTCGTTGATCATGCTCGCGGTAATCGTCTCCCCACGCTCGCTGGCCTCCCGCAACGCATCCAGCAACGCTTCGACGGCCAGCCGTTGCGAGGCTTCCAGATAACCCCGCTGCAGCGTCTCCTGAAGTTGCAGCAGTATGACGTTATCATCCGGCGCCGGTACATGCAGTGGGATCCTGGGGCTGGCGGCCCGCTCAGAGCGGGTCATGACTGGCTCAGCTGCACCGAATCCCATCAAGCCTGGGCGCCGCGGTTCATCACCGCCTGGCAAACCCTCCAGGTGTAAATCAGCGCGAATCTCGTTAGACGTGAGCACCCCTAGCGGAATAAGTGTCTGCGCATCCAGGCGGATCTCGGCATGCGCACGCTCCTCCAGCTCTGGCCATGCCAACCGGTATTCGTCGTAGCCCATCAGGGCAAACGCCTGCTGCCATACCTCGCCGATCAACTCCGCCAATGGGCGCACCGAGCGCCGTTGGGTGATGTCCTCCTGCACCTCGCCGGTGGCCCGGTTCACATCCCCCGTAAAGCCTAACTCCTGGGGTTGAATCTCGAACACCGCGCAGATCAGTTGCGCTAGATACACATCGAACTCGGTCCGCACCTCAACTTGCGGTGGGAACCGCACATTGGTCCCCGCTGGGCCCCACACACCCCGGTGCGGGCGGTTGGTCGTCATCTGATCCCAATATTCCTGAAACTCGCGGATCTGGTCCGTGCCCCAGTTCTCCGGGACTTCCCCGAAGAACGCCGGGACATTCGAGCCATCCAATAGATCCGCGCTATACGCCATGCGTCGCAGCGCGGTCAACGAGGTATGTAACACTACCTCGGTCGGCGATAGTCCGTACAGCGAATGCGCCCGCGGGTTCATCTGCTCATACAACAGCTCGGCGGTCGTGAACTTGGCCGTTACCGCCCCAGCGACCCGTTGTTCATAGGCGGTCTCCGGCGGTTGCGGCAGCATACCGCGCGCGTCGGGCGTGATCGCAATCGTCGCGGCGTCTACCGGCAGCAGCGCATAAAGCATCCCATTGCGCCGCGGCCACACATACAGGCAGGCCGCGTCCAGCACCAACACATCTTCCAAGACCTCACTGACCCACTGCCGCCAGGTATGCTCCGGAGTGGGCTTGTCAATCAAGCTCTGCAGTGCAATTACAGTAGCCTCATCCGGTCCCTGCACCTCGGGGCGCAAGGCGGTTACATGCCGCTTCTTAGCGTTGATCGCCGCCCGCACAATCGCCGTGTGTTCGGCGACCTGGCGCAACAAGGTCGCATCTACGCGACCAGAACGCGGGAAAGAGGTCATGCGGTCCCGGTCAGCATTGCCAGAAGCAATGACCAATGGCGTCCGGGGCTTGCTATCGCTAAGCGCGCGCTCCAGCGTGCCCACCCGCTCCAGCAATGCCGCCCGTCCTGTAATTCGATCCCACCAATTCGGCTTATTCAAATCGCTCATTCGCTTTTCTGCTCACTCGCTGTTTTCAGCCACTCCAGATATGCCGTTCCCGCCGCCTTGACCAACTGATTGAAAGCGCCGCTACTGGCATCTACCTGATCGTCGTTCACGCCATTGGGGAATGCGCACAACTCATCCAAATAAGCCGCATTCCACGCCCCGCGTACCAGCGCCACATTCCCCGCTTCACACTGCGCCGCAAATGGTTGCGCGCGCGTTACCTTGTCTCCCGTGACTGTCTCTACCCGGACATTGAACCCGGCCAGGTTGCGTACCGTTGCGCCGGCGGAGTCCTTCCCACCGCTTCCAGGCTCCTGCTCCGCCCAGATCGGCACCTTCATGCCATCCTGTTCCGCAGTCCGCCGCAACGCCCGCTCGCGCTCGTGGGCGCTCCACTGCCCGCGCACCACATCTACCACGTAGTACCGCCCGGAGTGAAAGGCCAGCAGCACCCCTGCCGTGTAGTCGCCGCCGCCCGCCGTACCGGCTTTATCCCAGTAGCGGATGGCGCGCGCCCCCGCCGGCAGCGCCTCCACGACCCCAAACCAGTGCCGCTTGAACAGCGACCCCTCTAGCGGGCGCGGCACGCCCTGGTATTCGGCGCCCCACACTAGCCCACCCACATCCTCACGGATGGCTTGCAACGCCTCAGCACTGAAGCGTTGGGGGCAAAGCGCCTCACCGGCTGCCCGTCCCAGCGGATCAGGGTCACCTGCAGGCAATCCCAACAGGCGCGCCGCCTCGTCGCGCTCCTCCTGGCTCTCTGCCAGGGCTGGTAAGCGCAACACCGTCCAGCGATCTCCTTGCTCAGAGAGCAGCCTCCCCGCCAAATCGTCCTCGTGCCAGCGAGTCATCACCAGGAGAATCGCGCCGTTTTCCCAAATGCGTGTTCTAAAAGTACCGCGCCACCAGTCCCACACCTTGTTACGGACCGTGAGACTCTGCGCCTGCTCCCAGTTCTCGAACGGATCATCAATGATTCCCAGTTGCGCGCCGTGTCCAGTAACGGGACCCCCGACGCCCACTGCCAGCAAGCCACCTCGTTTGCCCTGCAAGCGCCAGAGCTGCTTCGAGCGACTATCCTGGCGCGTCTTGGTCTCCGCAAAGGCCTCGCTGTAGCGTTCACTCTCCACAACCATGCGTGCTTCGGCGCTGTGCCGCTCGGCGAGACTCGCCGCATAACTGGCCAGAATCACCGGATCATCCGGGCGCCTTCCCAACCAAAAGGCGGGGAAGCGGATGCTGACCAGCTCGCTTTTGCCGTGTTGCGGCGGAGCGAAGACCATCAATCTCGTGATTTCGCCGGAAAGAACCTTTTCAAGGTGCGCTGCAATCAACCGGTGGGCTGTATCCACCCGATACAGCGGATACGTCCACCGGGTAAACTCAATCAGGCTCGCTTGGGCCGCCTCGCTCGATCCCGACCATGTTCCCATTTCCCGCAAGCGCGCCAGCATTGCCACTTTCGCTGCCGGAGGCCAGTCGCGCCAATTCCTGCTCAATGACCCCATCTAAGCCATCCACTTCCACTGCGATAGATTGACCTTTCCGTAACAGCACAATCCGCGCCGCCAGCGTCTCATCGGCCAATGCCAACAACATCGCGCTGGCTTCTGTGCGATGATCGGCGCGATCCTCGGAGTTGAGCGCCGTGGTGCGCAAGCCGGTTACGGCGTCCAGCGATCCCAGTGCAATTGCCTTGTTCCGCTCCTGCAGCGCGTAGGCTTCGATGCGCGCCGTCTCCTGGTCGCGCCACTCCAAAGCCCGCGCTTTCAACAACTCCAGGGCAGCCTTCACCGCCAGGTCGTATTGCCACTTCGTGTACCAGATCGTTTCACAACAGGCGCGTTGGTCCTCGAAGACCCTCTTGAGCGCCGTTCCAGAAGCCTCGGCAACTGCCAGTAGCAACACCGTTGCGCGTTTCTTCGCCGCTTCCTTGCCGCGAATCTGTCGCAACGCCTCACGGCATTCCTCGTTCAGGAATTCCGCTGTTGGTTCTTCTGGCGCACCCATCTGCCGCTGCATCAACTGCTCCCTGTATTAACTGCCGTTTTCAAAAGCCACAATCCATCCGTAAACCACCGCAAAACCACGTCGGAACCACTCAAAACCGCCATTAAGCACAATTAACCGTTATCTACTTTGCGGTAAGCATTGACTACCTTGCCGCAGCGACGGTCATATACTCCCTTCCGTATGGTCATGAGTCCATCAGCCACGAGCTGCTTGAGCCTCTGCGAAGCCAGTTGATGCGAACAACCGAATTCCTCAGCATAGTCGGATGTGGTAACCTCATCCGGTTCCAGTGTCGGTCGTTCGCTAAACTGCCGCAGTTCTTCCAGTATCCTTTTCCGCACCGCATCAGTCATCCGCTAGTCTCTCCTTCGTCCGCAGATCGAGCGTCTCTTTGAAAGCCCGGATCTCGCCGAGTCTGCCATCGAGCACCTCGATGGCGACCATGCCAAATGTCTGCCCGAATGCGCTCCGCGTTGCCTGTTGCCCGTGCGCACCCATGCCGCAGTAGCTCGGCGTCATCACCAGCGTAGTTGTATACATCTCGCCCATGAACTCCAGACTGAGACTTTCAGGCGGAATCCATTGGTGATAGTGTGCCCGCAACAATACCCGCGCCGGTGTCCGACCGCTGCTCAATTCATCCAGCATGTACGACCGGATGTCATAACGCGCCACGTTACCCCGCAGCCAGTTGCGGCTACCAGGGTATGGACCGTGATGCGCATAATCCAGCTCTACGCCATCCACATCGAGCAAACCATGGTAAAGAACCGCGATATCCGCTTCCGGGTACAACGCCTGTAACTGCTCCGCAATCAGAATCTCGCTCGATCCCTCGCCCATCACGTGGGATCCGGTGCCTTTGGCCAGCCGTGCCCAGGTCACGTCTGCTACCTCAAACCAGGGCTTGAGATTATGCACACCGATCACAATCTGATCGGACATCCGCGTGCTCACCAGGTGCTCCGGGTACCGATTGCCTTGCGTCCCGTCGCCGTTTTGAATGAGCACCAATTTGTCGCCGCCGGCGAAGGCGCTCACCTCGGCAATGTGGCGCAGATACAACCGCCACAAATACTCCTGGGTCGCCGTCAGCTTCGGCACGTATGGCACCAGATTGCCACTTTCGTCCTCTTGCTGCAACGTGGTCTCGGGATTCAACAGCCCTAGTTTATGACCACCATGAGTATCCGAGACCACTCCGATGACGACTCTGCGCATAACCTGACCTTGCGTTTTAATCCGGCGACCTTCCGTAACTCTCGCCGTACCTGGCGTCGGCTATGCCGGCGCGCCCTCAACCGTTCCGTCCTGCCCCTGCCGCGTGGCAGAGACTGCTTCCCCGCTCCGGCTCGCGGACTGCTCATTCTCTGGATCACCTCCTCTCATGGCTTCGGCCGCCGTTGCCTCTGCTGTCTGCTCTCCGAGATAATCCACATTCACGGGAAACCAACGCCCTAACACACTCGCTGCCGTCCGTCTCCCCACACCACAGCTCGACTTCCGCCCGCGTGTCCCGCGCTTCCTCTGCGCCGGATAACACTTCGGGCAACGTCCCCCCGTGTACAACGTCCCGCACCGGCGGCATTGAAACGGCTTTGCACGTGGCATCTCACCGCCGGCGCCACAACTCGAAACTCAAAGCCGCATTCCCTTTCCGCCACGCACGCCTGCAGTAATGGTCGTGGGCCGCGTGCAATAGCCCCAACCAGAGCTGGCACACTGTCGCCACCAATTGCAGCCATAGCGCACGTAACATCTCACTCCCGCAACAGCGCCTCCAGGGTATCCAGCACCGCGGCATTGCCCTGTAACCGCCACTCGTCGCCCGCCCAGCGATACAGCGCCACCCCGGCGAAGCCGCATTCTGTGGCCGCCGCATGCGCCAGGCGCACGATCTCCGTCGCCCGCGCATCGTTCACCCAACCCCAGTCGCCCTCGCCGCCATCACGCCAGATATGGTTGAACTCCGTGATGTAGATGGGCAGCAAAACCCACGCGGGCAAAGCCTCTAGCAACTCCACCACACAGCGCGGATAGTTGAGGTATTGCCAGGTGAGCGGGTGATCCGCGAACTGAGCCGCTGAATTGATGAGTTTTGGATCCGGTCCGCGCACATAGCCGTGCGCCGCGGTAAACTCCGCTCCGTTGATCCCATTCCAAATTACCCGCAGCCACTGCCGCGGATCACCCGCCTGTGCGTTATAGGGATCGAGCGCGCCCGGCGCCATCCGTGGGCGCGCCGTGCTTTGCCAGACCCGCGCTCGAATCGCGTTATACGTCTGCGCCACACCCTCGGGCGTCAGTGCGCCTGCCTCAGGGAACTCGCGAGGATTGTTCACCTCGTTCCCAATCTCCCACCCCCACACGCCGCGGCTCGTGATCATCGTCTGCGCCGCCGCTTCGACGAACAATGCCCATGCCGGTGTACCAGGCAATGGGAAAGCCCCCTGACCGCCATTATCCCGCGCGAACGAATACCGCAGATTCACGATCACCCGCAATCCCGCGGCTTCTTCAGCGCTGAAGTCCAGCATCTGCGGGTGCGTGCCGAGATAAATCGGGCGCACAATCAAGCCCCGCAAACCACGCGCCATCAGCCAGCGTGCGCCGGTTTCATCATTGTCGCCGCTCTCGTCATGCAGACCAAAAAGCGGCACTGTTGGTGAAGTTGGAGGCTCTGCCTCTCCCACGCGCCGTACCAAACGCACCCCGGTCAACGCCTGCGCTGCCGTCTCATGCGATAAGCAATAGCGCGACGCGCACAATGACTTACGCTGCCCATCCCACGGGTCAATGATCGTCGCATCGTCTACCGCGATGGACTCTACCACCACGAAGTGCTGATTACCCGGCACAGGCCCACCGGCGCTGGGATTCCAACGCACCTCGCAAATCGTGGCCCCGTGCGCGCTAAGCTCCTGTCTGAGCAAATTCGAATCGGCTGTTTGCTCCGCCTCACGCCAGTGCCGGTAACCGCCATAGTCCAGTTCTGGTAGCGCCTCCGGAATCTGTTGTGGATTCGAGAGATACGCTCCATTGAAGGCTCCGGCTGCCCGCAACCGCGCCGCTGTCTCCGGAGGCTCCACCCCGGCCAGCATCGCGATGCAGGTGACCAGACAACCACTCGCTCCAAACGTCGCGCCACCAGCGTAGACCAGCTCCTTCCAACGGGGATCGTTCTGTGAATACGCAGGCAGATTCGCGGCCGGAGGCTCAATCTCCTCGAAATCGGAGAAGGACGCGCGCACCACTTTGAGCACGCCACGCGCGCGCAGGTAGGCTTTGATGTCACCATTCCACCGGTTGGCTTCCCACACCACTACCTTGCTGCCCGGCTTACCACCGGCAGCCAGGTAGGCCGCGTCATCCGCAGAATACACAAACGACCGGCGTCCAGGATGCAGGTATGCCGTCACCTTCTGCAACTCGACCAGAGTCGTGTCCTGTGGCAACAGATTCACCGTTACCACATGCTCCAAACCACCAGGCGCTGGCCGCTGTGCAGGCGCCGCGTTTACCCGCGCTTTGACCGCCAATGTGTAGTCGTACAATGCCGGCAGCATGAAGTCATAATCCTGCTCATCCCAACCCACCCCCGCGCCGCCGAAGGTGAATGGCGTGAATGCCAGCAGTTCCGGGTCAGCCGCGGCCAGCTCGTCATACCAGCGCATTCGCGCCAGGATCGCCGCCGGATCTGCGCCAGCGTACCCGCCACCGGCGTAGAACTCGCTGATCACGATGGGCACATACAGCCCGCGCTGCCGTAGCAAGTGCAGCAGGTAACGGTACCGGAACGAGAGCGAGCCACTGCCCGCCACATCCGGCGCGCCGGGAATGGTATGCTCGGGTCCCCACCACAGATCAATGGGCGCTTCTTCCCAGCTATAACCGCCGACCGCCAGCGTGCCTTCGTGCAAGCTCAGCACATGCCCGCCGGCTTGCATCCGCTCGAAAACTCCAGTCTCCACCATTGCCAGATAGTCCACCCACTCTGGGGTGCCGCAGTTGATGGAGAACAGTGCCAGTTTCTGGCAGGGCAAATCCCACTTTTCGGCAATATCGAGCATGTGCAGCATGAGCAGCGCCAGGTTGCGATAACCGTGACCGTCCGCGCTCTTGGGATCGGCCTCATTGACCACCGTCTCCAGATAGTCAATGTACTGCAGGCGTGCTGCTTCCTGCAAGCACTGCTGTCGTAACAAACTCATCAGGTACACAGCGTGTTGCTCGATCTCGGTATCTGACATCTCCGCCAGCCCGCCGACGAGCTCCAGCTCAAAGCCGAAGGTCTTGCGCGCCATGATCAACGTTTGCGGCGAGGCTGCCTTGACCGTAGCCATTCCCGACCAATCGTCCACGAATTTCACCAGCGGCACGGGCGCGCCTTGCTGCGCCAGTTGCATCACGTGCTCAGGCACACTCCGTGGCGCGATACAGTGATAACCAATCTTGGTGCCGCGGGCAATGTACGGACCCGCGCCAGTCGCCGGTGGCTCTGGAGGCGTCTCTTCCTCGCCCATTACCGTTAGCGTGCAATCATCCCAGGCAACATCGTTGTGGATGACTGGCCATAGCGTCGATGATCGCAGGAATACGGTAACCTTGTCGCCTGCAGCAACAGCTTCTACTGCTAGAGGCTCAGCGCGATAGGCGTTGAAGATATGCCAGGCGTCAGACCATATCACGGTTGGCGCATAGGGGTCGGTTCCCCCAGTAGGATCAATACCGACGCTCTGCGTCACACTGCGCTGGTCATCGTTCAGTCCGGGTGTGCCGGCTGGCCAGGCCAGCGCGCCATATCCAGGGAGCGACCAGGTCGGCGGGTGATCATCGTCTCCAATCCAGGCATGCGTATACGCGGTGAAGCGCAGGCGCGCTCCGGGTGTCACTGAGACCTGTTGCAGCAAACCGCCCTCGTGGATGCGCCGCCAGGTGAAGAGATAGGCGGCAACCAATCCCGAACGGTGGCGCTGATGCACAGTTTCGGTAAGGCGAATTTCGGGTTCGGCCCAGCCGATACAGTTTTCAGGGTCCCAGGGAACCGGATTATCATTGCGTTGGTGCGCATACCACGCCCACCAACCGACGGGGTTGTGGATTTCCCCGCGTTCGACGGTGTAGCGTTTGGTGATCGGTCCTCCAGTGCGGTCAACCTCGCAGACATAAGCAGTGTGATGCGGCTTGGTTTGGGTGCTCTCATCCCAGAGCGGGCGATAGCCGCCCTCGAAACCACCGTTGATTAACAAATTGACCATCTTAACGCTTCCTTATGGGCTGTATGGGCTGATAGGCAGGGCGCTCGCCAAAACGTTCGACCTGGCGCATTAGCAGCTCCACGCCCTCACGCAACTGCACATTCTCAGATTCCAGGTCCACAATCTTTGCGTCCTGCTGCGACATGCGTTCACGCAGCTCGCCATTCTCAGTTTTGAGACTGGAAATCTCTACGTCTTGCTCTGCGAGTTTCGTTTCCTGTGCTGCAACCTTCGCTTCCTGCTCTGCAAGTTTCGCTTCCTGGGCTACAATCTTGGCTTCCTGCTCTGCAATACGGCTCTTCAGCCGTTCCTCCATAGCTTCAATGTCTTTGCGCAAAGCCTCGTTTTCACAGCGCAGCGGGTTGACCAGTTGTATCGCCGCATCCGAAATGCTATTTGCAGCCTCTGCCCGGGCTTTGCGAGCCTCTGCATCAGACTTCCGTTTCCCGGAGATTATGGCGTAGATACTTGGAATTGAACCAACGAGCGCCGCAATGACCACCACCAATCCATCATTCATCTGCTTTCCCCATTTCGCTCCAGACAATGGATAAGCCAACGAGAACGATCGCCAGGACTGCGTGAACTCGGGTGATATTGCGCCATATCAACATGATGCGGCTGCTTAGTACTCCGGGGATAAGGATGAGGATAGACATGACGCCCACATTGCAGACATACGACAGAAAGGTAATCGCACGCGTACGTAACATGATACCCAAGCGAGCACGCCGGATTTGTAGCGCATGCAACCAGATGTGCGACCAGATAACACAGCCAGATATTGCCAGCAGTGCTACCACAGATCGCACAATCTGGTTATCGGTGCTATCCATGGCTTTCCGGTTTCGTTAACAGATAGGCGCCCTGGTTAGCCACCGCAGCCGCCACAAAGATTTCAACGAGCTGCAAAATTCCGGTTTTATCGCACTGCACAAAACTCCATAGACCAGCACACGAGAGTGCCAGAACAGCGATAGCCACGAACAGCAAACAGGCCAGCATCACTAGCCGTTTATAAGTTGGGGAGAGAGTCTCGAAGCGATCGCGCAGCCCTGGGACATAGGAGAACATCAACGAGAGTACAACACCTGCTAAACTAGCCAACGATTCCGCCGTCATGCTTACCTCCTCTAGCCAACAAAAAACCGCCCACCCCGACATGGACTAATCCACGCCAGGACGAGCGGCGACTTGCCGGCAATCCTGTTCAGGGTGAGCGGGACTACATCACGATGTAGCGCGGCTCTACTAGAACGCCATACCGCGACGCTTCAACCCGTCCTCGATCCACCGCACGACCATCAGGAGCGCGCGTCGGACCACGACCATCAGACTCCAAAAATCATCGGTTGCTGCGCCATCGGTAAGCACAATTACAGTATACACCAAACAGAACAACAGTTCAAGTACAATTTTTTATCTCTGTTGCGTGTGGTAACATTAACAGCCGTCTTTAGTGCACACAAAAGCGCCGGTAGAGTCTCAGAAACCTACCCGACCGGCGCAATAACCGCAGCTAAGGCAAGTTAGCGGCTTATTTGTCCCACAGCGCCTGTACCTCTGCGCGGCTCACCAACCGCCTACCGCGTTGAGGATTGGTGGCGTCAGGATCGAAATATGGATGCAGACGCCCGGCATCCACAGCCTGTGAGACTGCCGGGACACTAATGCCAGCAATCTCCGCTGCCTCATTCAGAGTGATCAACTCGTCCTGCCGTAGCCAAATGATCGCCCGCGCCACCATCACTCCCAATGGCGACTGCCAGAAGACATCTGGCACATCGTAGGTGCTCAGCAATGGTGACGCAAACAACAACTCCATTACCGTCTGGATACATTCCTGGAGCACGCCATCGCCAAACTCCTCATGCTGGCGCGCTCCTGCTGCCGCGCCTGCGATCTCAGCGAATGTTTCTGCCACCCGAGTGAGCAGCAATCCATCACCATGAATCTGCGGCAGATCATACAATCCAAAGTGCTCCTGCATATTCCAGTGAGCGCGGTGATACACTTGCGCTAGCGCTTCCCGGATTGTCTCCGCATACTGTTCTGGGATCTTCGGTGCTTGAGATAACGTCATCTGATTCATTGGTTCCTCCTCCTCAAAGTGAAATGATACAAAACGTGTCTTACACCGCTGCAAACCAGTCTACTGGATTGCGGGTTCCAGCAGGCCAGCCTAGCCGAAACAACGACGGCTTCCAATGCGGCGGTGTCCAACCCACAAGTGCCGGCGCTGCAGGCCACAGCTTCAACAGCTGCGCCTCAGCCGGAATAGTCTTGATCAAGGTCATGCCAGCAATGATGATATCGGCTTCGCTATACTCAGCCGCTTTGACCTCAATCTCCCCAACACGTGCCAATCGCAATTTGCCCACAAAAACGAAATTCTTCAACAACTCCGCAACGGCCTCCAGGTTGCCAATAGCGCGCGCCTCGTAGGTCGTGCATACACGCACCGGCGTAGGCAAACGGCGTTCCATCCACGGACCGTTGCGCGTTGTGAGCTTCTTGTGCGAGTGCATCGCTCCATCAGAGTTGCGCTTGTGTCGCACGTAGGTGTCCTCGACACTCGGTCCAACCGGATAGAACGTAGAAGCCGCCCACAGCGGGTAGCCCTCGGCGCTCTGCCATAACTGCTTAAGCGGCAGAGGCAGCCAGTAACCATCTTCCGCATCGGGTAGCCCGCGTCCTTCTGTTGCACGCTCTACCACAGCTCGTGAGAGCAACCCATCCAACTGCAGTGGGTGATAGTTCACCATCCGGCTATTCGCGTGCAACATCAGGCGCACGCGCAACGGCTGATAGTCCCGCCCCCACGTTTCTGCAATGGCGTTAATCGCTTCGACCTCGATCATAGAAACCTCCGCACCTCTGGAAATGCTTGCGCAAACCGATTGAACAACTCCGGCCAGCCCCGCGCCAGGACAATCCAGCGTCCCTGGCTGGCGATTGTTTCACCGTAGCAAT